TGTATATGCTAATAACTCGTCTGCTTTTCTTTTGATAAAATCAGGAGAAGTCGGACAATTATATTTCGAATGAAAGCCATTACATAATACACATTTGTGCGCGGATGTTGTATGTAATGATGGATAAATACAATATGGTCTCTTACAATGAATATAATATGGTAAATTATCATTATCATAAATTTTTAAATCTTTTATTAATGTTTGATTCCCACATTCTAGTTGTCCATGACCAAATTTCTTACATATACCACATTGGTGACCTTTTGTAACATGAGTGGGTGAAAAACGACAGTCGGTTACCTGACAAGATTTCTGGGTCATATTTTTAAATTATATCAGTAATAGAGTATTTATATATGATCAAAAACGAAATAATATTCAATTTTTTGTCATATTTCTTCAGCTATACTATTTGTCATAATAAATTGATAAAGCTTAGAGTAAAAATCATTTTACTCTAGGCTTTGGCTAAACCACAATCAGAACAAAATTTAGATGTAATCTTATCAAATTTTGCCCCACATCTTGTGCAAGAAGGTATGAGTGAGGACAAAGCAGCCTTCACAGAAAGTGGTCCATTCTTTTGTCGTGACAATATGAACAAATCATGAGGTATTTGTGGTTTGGAGAAAGCCAATTTTGTGTCCGATATTGTTTCAGAGCTTGTGTCCGAGGTTGTGTCCGATGCTGTACTAGAGGTTGTTGATTGCTCATTTACATCTTTGGAAAAATGTACATTTCGCATATTTCTTTCTGAATTATCTGTAAAATTAGATGGATCCAAGTCATAAATTTAATTTCAAATTTTTTAATTATCTAACACTTATTATATTGTATTGGATAAACTAAATATTTTATTTGATAAAATATTTAGTTTATCCAATTTTTATGTGTTTCAATTATATTGATAATATGTTTAATTACGAAAAAAAACACAATAGCAAACTTAATAGCAAACTTAATAGCAAACGTAATAGCAAACGTAATAGCAAACGTAATAGCAAACGTAATAGCAAACATAATAGCAAACATAATAGCAAAAGTAAACATAAAAAAAATAAAAAAATAATCACAAAATTATTTAATGATAGTATATTATATGTCATGCCATCATTTATGCCATCGTTAGTTCCAACTACAAGTAGCATTATGCCAAATATGTTTAATACTAAACCCATAATTAATACAACTCCTTTAACTGGACTTTCAGTAGGTCCAGTAGGTCCAGTAGGAGCTAAACCACCAGGAGGTGTAGTAGGTCCAGTAGGAGGTGTAGTAGGTCCAGTAGGAGGTGTAGTAGGAGCTAAACCACCAGGAGGTGTAGTAGGTCCAGTAGGAGGTGTAGTAGGAGCTAAACCACCAGGAGGTGTAGTAGGTCCAGTAGGAGGTGTAGTAGGTCAAGGTGGTGTAGTAGGTTCAGGTGGTGTAGTAGCCCCAGGTGGTGTAGTAGGTCCAGTAGGAGGTCCAGGAGATATAGTAGGTACAGTCAAAAAAGATGAATTAAATTTAAAGATTTATGAATATTTGTTAGATGGATATACTGATGGTACTTATCTTGATCCTAATTCTTATATTACAGAATCAGTTTCTGATTCTGATGATAAAGACTGTTATAAATTTGAAGTTCATGATTCCAATGGTAAGAAAATAATTTCTAATTCAGCAAGAGAAATTGATAAAGTGAGATCATGTGATAAAATATATGGAATAATTAAAGAAAATAAACATAAAACACCATCAAATAAATATATGGATAAACTAAATAATTTACATTTTTCAATTGGAGATATTAAATCAGAAGATTTAATTAAGTTTACAAATCTATATGGTGCAAAGGGTGGTTCTAGAGAAAAAATAACGGATTTTACAGATATTTCATCAATGGAAAGATTATATGATAGTTCTAAAGTATTTGAACGACTTAAAGAATTAAAAAAACAATATGATAAAGTATGGGAAACGACTGGACAAAGTGTAAAAATAGCACCATTAATTGAAAAAGTTGGAGCCGGATATAGTGTTTCTAATCCTTCTGATAAAAAACTAATTCCTGAATCTTCTGAATTGATTAAATTTATAAATCCCTCAAAAAATGATAAATACATAGTAATTGGTGATATGCATGGTTCATTTGCTACATTTATTCGTATATTATTTAGATTAAGAAAATCAAATATAATTGATAAAGAAGGTCTTCTTTATCCTAACTATCATTTAATATTTTTAGGAGATATTGTAGATAGAGGACATTATGATTATGAAATTATTATAATTTTATATGAACTAATTTTGTTAAATGGTATAGATAGAATATATTATAATAGGGGTAATCATGAAGATCCAGGAATGAATAGTGCTAATCAACCTAATGATCCAAAAGACCATCTATTAATACATACTATTGAAACACAATTTGGAACTGATAATGATAATAATAATTGGATTCGTACAAACATAAATATTTTATTTATGCACCAACATTCAGCTATTTTGATGAAGAATCCAATTAATGATAAATACATATATATGTCACATGGTGGTTTACCTTTGGATTATACAGAAAAAAATTTAAAATTATTATCTTCAACAAATTTTATCCAAGATAAAGATTTAATATTAAAAGAGAATCTTAGGTACTCTTCATCTATTAAATGGGCAGACTATAATAATAATGATGATAATGATATATATAGTTGTAATGGGGGTAGATGTTTAATAGGGAAAAATATATTAAAAGAAGCATATGACAAGGGTATTGAACTTATATTAAGAGGTCATTCTGATCTAGGAGCAAATACAAAAATATTATTAAAAGAAGGTAAAAGTAAGTTAAAAAAACCTGATCCTAATTTAGAATATTTTAAATCAATCCAAGAAATTGAACCATATGGTATTAATACAACTGATATTAATAAAAAATATTCATGCAAGGAATTTACACATATAATAACTTTAAATGATAAACCATTTGATCAAACTTCAATACAATCTACAAATAATACAAATAATACAAATAATATAATAATAAATAGTAAACCACAATATGATTTGTTAAATGTTATTACACTAACGACTAATACAGATACTGGTAGAGACTTAACACATGATAGTTATGCTATATTAAGTTTTCAAAATGAGACTGGTCCAGAATTTAATTGTAAAGAAGATAAACCAAAAGAAGATAAACCAAAAGAAGATAAACCAAAAGAAGATAAACCAAAAGAAGATAAACTAGAAATTATACCATCAAAAGGGATAAAAAATGTAGGTAATTCATGTTATATGAATTCAGTAATACAAATGCTATTTTCAATAAAAGAATTTAGAGATTATCTTCAAAAGTATAAAGGTGATAATATAAACATATTATCCTTGAAAGAAATATTTGGACAACTATCTGATAGTAGTATACCAACTGCAACAACTAAGGTTGGATCAATTGGAACGTATAAACAGACTGCTTATAGCATATTATGCAACTTATTTAGCGGAACTGAATATGAACAAGAAGATGCTCATGTTTTATTAACTTATATATTAGATCAATTTTATCATAATAGTAATATTGAAAAAATTTTTAATTCTTCAGAAGAATCTTATATTGTGTGTAATAATAATAATAATAATAAAACAAATGACCCATCATTGATCTTAAATTTGCCAATTACATCAGAAAATATTCAAAATAATCTATTTGATTATATGAAACCCGAACAAACAGATGAAAAACTTGAGTTATGTAAAGATAATACTGGAAAACACAAAGGAACACAATTTCTCAACATAAAGATTGGAGACAATCAAAAGTATTTATTTCTTGAATTAAAAAGATATGAATTCGACAAAAACAGTTATAAAACCACTAAAATAAATAACTCAATAGATATTTTAGAAGAAATTATTATTGATCAAAATCGTTTTAGATTAACAGGAGTAGTTTTACACGAAGGTCCTACACCAAATTCAGGTCATTATATATATGTACAATTAGATGATGCCGGTAAAAATGTACAAACAGTTTATGATGATGAATCAGTTAGAACCAGTTTAACTGAGGATTCTTTAAAAACAGAATCATATATATTATTATATAGAAAAATAGGTAAGGTAGTGTCTACTAATAAAACATTTGTTTTAACATATAATGTAGATTATAAAAACATGTTTAATAATGATAAAAAATATTGTACAAATAATATACAATCTGATACAAATTGTATTAAAAATATAGTTGATAATATAATAGGAGAATCAAATTCAATAGCAAAAACAAAATCAATATCTGGAGATGGTGTATTAGATTTTATAGGTTTACAGGAGATTACAAATTTTGTTGGTAAACCATACGGAGATACAACAGATACATATGAATGGAATATATTCAAACAAAATATTAAAAATAAATTTCCAGATTTTGATTTATATTATAATTATGTTTGTAAACGAATAAAAACAACATATTTAACAACATTTTATAATAAAATTAAATATAGTTATATACGTTCAGATCCGATAGACTTATCTTTCCAAGCATGTAATGTTACATATTTTAATAGAATATTAGATAATAAACTTATTGCATTTATAAATTGTCATTTATATTCAAATAATCAAAAAGATACTCTCGAAACATTAATTAAAATAGTAAAATCTTCAAATCCAATCAAACCAGAATATACAGAAGATAAAATTCCTACAGAAATTTTTACAACTAATATGGAGATAATTATATGTGGTGATTTTGGTGGAGATATTGATAAAATAAATATTACAGATACAATTGATAAATCAAAATATTTTAAATTTATAGATCAAACACCTCAGTACAAGGGTAATAGAGATACATGCTGTAATCATATGGCAAGTTCTGGATGGCATGATCAAATATATCATACAGAAGGTCTAGGATCAAAAATAGAATATATTATACCTGATCAACAAAAATTTTTTAAAAATTATAATTATTATACATCATATCATAAACCAGTTTTTGCAATAATATCTGAATAATTCATCTACCAGACCAAACTTTAATTAATGGTAGATCATTATATTTATCTTTTTGATCAAAGGTGATACCCCATTTGCAGTACCAGTGTATATTTCCGAATAATGAATCCATTTTATGATTTTTTTGTAATAAACATGCAAATACTCTTTCGAATGAACATCGATTATATCTATTAAGTATTTTATCTAATAATTTACTAAAATCATATTTTTTATTAATAAAAGTAAGATAATCATGTGAAATAATTGTCATTGCTCCAAAACATCCCTTCCATAATTTTTTATTATTATAAAAATCTAATAATTCAGGATCATTAAATATTTTAATCATAGATAATTCATCATTAATTTGATCAGATCCATGATTAAAATACCATATGAATTTATATTTATAATTATCAATAAAATCAATAAATTCAATATTAAAGTCAATATATTCATTAATAAAAACAGAATCATGTAAGATTATAGCAATATCTGCTATCTTATAATTTAAATAATAATAATATGGTAATATTTCACCTCTTTGAGGAAACTCACTTTGAATAATAATTGTTTTATATAAATTTTCATTCGTAATATATTCGTAGTTGCTATTATCATCAATAATTAAAATATTATTTTCAGGATAAAACTTACGAATACAATTATAACAATGTTTCCAGTAATTATTACTAGATTCACTATTTACATGTCTTAAAATAATGAATCCAAAATTTGACTGAGTTGGTATTTGGAATTGATTTTGTACTTGAGTTGGTATTTGGCATTGATTTTGTACTTGAGTTTGTAATTGATTTTGTACTTGATTTTCTCCCAATAATGTAGCATTTACTTTTGATATATTTTTTAAAATAAGATTTCTTTTATTGATTTCAGATATTAATGACGACATCATATAATAATTAATAATATATTATTAATTATTATATTAAACAAAAATAATATTTTTGTTTTAATCAAATAGTTATTCATACATGCTTCTCATATAGTTGCTTAGCAAATTCATTAATAATATATTGTCTACGT